GGTACTCTTAAAATTCATAGAAACACTGATGATGCAACAGTTGATATTGCTACTGTAAGCAACAATGCTACATCCGAGTGTAAGATTACACTTGGTGGTGCATGGGCAACTCAAGCAGATGCTACATCTTATACTAAGATTGGCACATTCTATACTGGAGTTGCGGGTAATCTTGAAATTGGCACTGGATGGGGTGCTGGAACTAGCGAGTCTAGATTATACACCCAAACAAGAGTTGTTAATCTTTTTGATGGTGATCAAACTAACACTGTCAACCTTGCAACGAACGCAACTACGTTTACATTAGGTTCTACTGGTGGTACTACATTCATCAGAAACACTCTTAATGTTCTTGCTTCTACAATTGTTGAGGGTAATATCAGACTAGACGGTGGTCTAAATGCTGGTATTCTCAAGATTGGTAGAGGTAGGTTTGGAACTACTAGAATTCCACATTTAGTTGGTGGTGTTGAAAATCCAAATATTGACTTCTATAAGTATGAGACAACCGGAAAAATTATTGATACCGCTGGTGTATCTCAATGGGGTTCAACAGCATTCTTAGTTGCTGGTGGTCAGATTGCTTCTATTGATACGATTACTAACAATGGTGCTAATAGCAGAACACCTGGAACATATTCTTTCCTTTCTACAACTACTTCTGGTGTTGGATCAGGTGCTACATTTACAATTATTGTCAGATTTGACTATACTATTGATCTTAGTATTGAAAGTCCTGGTGAAGGATATGCTGATAATGAAATTCTAACTATTACCGATTCTCAATTAGGTGGCGGTGGTGGTGGAGACCTTACTTTCCAAGTTAATGGAACTAACTCTGCTGGCACTAGTTATTACTTGCCAATTTCTCAACCTGTTGTTGGAGATTTCCAAGTTGGCGATCTTCTCTTCCTTGATAGAGCAAATGCAGCATCTCCCGATTCGATCGGAACTGGTGGAAATATCATTACCGGATTAAGAGATGAAGCAAAAAGTGAAATTTTACGTATCGTCGGTATTGCAAACATTGCTAATCCACAGGATCCTAATGGATATAGATTAATTGTCAGTAGAGGTGCTGAAGGTACTGGATCATATACAGACCACCCAGACGGTTGTGTTATTTCTAAGTTTACTAAGCAAGCAAATGCTTCTTATATTACAGGTTCTGATCTTGATAACAATGGTCAACTAGATGAACCATTAACTGGCATTGGTAGTGGTTCTGCTGACGTTAACATTGGTGTTGCTGAATTTGGTGGAACTATTTCCACACTTGATTATATCAGACTATCATCATCAGAATTTGTATCAATTGTAGAACTAATTTCAACATCACCACAATCTTTGATTGTTAATGATGGTGGTAATCCTGCTGCTGATGTATTTAAAGTTGAGTCTACAACTGGTGATACTTATATCTTCGGTGATATTCTTGCTGGAGTTGGATTTAATAAGTTCATTGTTGATTCTGGAACTGGTAATACTATTACTCAAGGATCTTTAACCACAAATAATACGATCACACTTAGAGGATCTACTTTTGCTGCAGTCAAGGGTAATCCTGCTGCCACACCACCTTACTCTGATAGTCAACTATTTAAGTTGACTCCTCAAGGTAATACAGAGTTCTTAACTCTTTCAAATGGTGGTAGAGATGGTGTTGTTGAAGCTGTTACTTTCCAAGTTGATACAGCAACGGGAAGCATCTATAGTACAGGAGATCTGGAGTTCTATGGCACTGATATTACAGGTGTTGCAGATCTATCTGTACCAAGACTGATATTTAATAACTCTTCTGGAGACTTCACTACTTATGGTAAGTTATCTGCTCTAGGAACTGGAACATCTACATTTGGTGGTCCTGTTGTAGTTGGTGGTGATCTAACAGTTAATGGTGGTGATCTAACGGTTAACTCTAATGGAACTACAATCTTTGATGTTGCAAATGATGGTGCTGTTACTGTTGCTGGTATCACTGATTACTTCTCACAAACTGGTGGTCGTAAGTGGGTTTATACTGCGGACAGTGTAGTTGAGTGTGATGCAAACGTTAATTACTTTATTAATTGTATTGGAAATACACTTGTCCTTCTTCCCCCTAATCCTCTAATGGGTGATATGGTTCGTATTATAGATATAGGTGGGGCATTAACTTACAATATATCAATGGTTGTTAGAGCGTCTGATGGAAACGGTATTCAGGGAGAAACTTCCAATACTGGCACCGCAATGTTAACTGGAATTTCGCCTTCTTTCTTAGCAAATTATAACGCAGGTGAGTTAGTTGTTCAAACACCTCGTGCTTCGTTTGGATTAGTTTATGCTGGAACTACTGCACCAGATGGTGGACCTGGAGCACCACCTACCCTCAAGGGTTGGTATCTAATGGACGTATAAGCAAATGAGTTTCTATCAATCAGTTAGACAGATGAAAGCTGCCGTTATTGGCAGCATCATTCCTTGGAGTGGTCCCCTATCTGGAATTCCGGATGGGTGGATCATTTGCGATGGAAGTCAACCAAACGCAAAAGATTATCCTTTGCTTGTACAAGCAATTGGTGATACTTACAATGAGGGAACTTCAAATTTGGGAGGGGGATTTCCAAATTACAGTGGAGAATTTAAACTTCCTGATCTTCTTGGTGGAAGAGCTTTAGTTGATATCGAAGGATCATATTTTGCACCATTTGCTGCTGGTGGAACAGGAAATGATATTGATACTGATACTAGCGCCAGACCATTAATTGAACCATTTATTGGTGAAAATACAGATAATGGTATTAATACGGTTTTTAATGATGTAACTACAGACGTTATTTTTACACTTAATGATAGAAATGATTACGTTGGATCAATTAGTGGAAATCAAGAAATTGATGGTCAGGGAGAAAAGACTATTTTTATTGGTGGACGAAAACTAGGACATCAACATATCAGAAATCATCAACATCCTGGATCATACGAAACTATTGCAAGTGTTGCTTCAACACGTCCAGGTCTAGGTGTTGTACCATATGATAATATAGAAATGCGTGTTAATTATGCAGCATATGATGAAACTAATGATATTGCTGATCTTGCTGGTGATAGTGTTGATACCGTTAGAATTGGTTTATCATGGTTTAAAGAAGATACAGAATTAGTTGATAATGGTTCTTTGGCTGAAGTTGTTTCAGAAGGGTTTAGTGGTTTTGGTGGAGGTAGTCCTGGAAGGATGGTTGGTAGAATCAATTCAGAAAATCCTCCAATTAACTTGTCAGCTGGTAATCTGTCAGATAGTCCTCTAGCGCAATGGGGAGAATGGCAACCACTGCCATCAACACCAGCTTCGGGAAGACCTTTTCTTGCAGAAGATGATATAATTCCATATGGTCTTTTTGGTACTAATATTACTGTTCCTAGTGGATTTAGAAATTTCTATCCTGATCAGACATCAGCTGGTTCATATGGAACGTTTGTGAGTAATGAAGGATCCGATTTCTTGGATGACACTATACAGGCACATGTGCATGATCCATTCCAGGTTGTTTATGTTCAAAATAGTTTGAAACCTCAACCTAGATTGAATTCTGCTTTGACTATTCCCAATGCTACTCTTGATAATGCTAGCAACGCTGGTTCTTTACAAATTAATATGAATACAGCACAACCAACATTAACTTGCGTATACATCATCAGGGCATACTAAAATGGCAAATTATACAAACGAGAGAGCAAGATATGGAGGGTGTACAGGACAAATATTAGTGCATTCTTCTCCTAGTTTAGGACCCACTAATAGTCCAACATCTGCAGAATTTAAAGCACAAATTCCTGCTGGATATCTTAGATGTGATGGAAGTATTTTAAATGCTAAAGATTATTATAATCTTGCACAAATTTTAGGAGTTGGTGAAGAAAGTAGATTTGCTAGAGATGGTGCTAATATTAGAGCAGCGGATCCTAGTATCAATGAGTTGGGGCAATTTCAATTACCCGATTTGGGATCTAAAGTTATTATTGGTGGTAGAGGAACTGGTTTGTATAATAATGATTTTGTTGATAGGGGAGTTGAATCTACTGCAGTTACGAACAGAGTTGGTCCTCAAATTGAAGTAACATCTAACTTTGGAAATACGATTACAGCAAATTATAATGGAAATATGCAACTTGCACAAAGTGGACCTGTTAATATGCTTGGTAATCCAATATATGATATGGTACGCGAAACTTCAGAAACTACATTAAATATTGATAATTTTCAGGGACACGCACATAATACTACTACTACTGCGTATTTAAATTACAGTGCTAACCATGCAACAGCTTTCTTCGGTGGTAAAGATTATGCAAAAAAATTAGCAAATAGTGGAGCCGGGCATACGATTGATTTTAGTCGTGATTGGGAAGCAGTATCATCTCATAAACATATTCTTACAACTCCAAATACTTATAATAGTAATTTTACATACTCACATCCAGTGCAAGAAATTGACCTGTCAAGGGTTGCCGCAACAGTTGATGTAGATGTTTCTGATCAAGAAAAACTAGATGAATTGGTCACTCCATTCATTCTTGTAGAATACATCATTAAATTCTAAAAATGCCAACTACAACTAACATTACAGATACTGGTAGTTTTACTATAGATGCCTATGTTTATAGTTTAGATTTTGAAATGTTTGGCGCTACTGGTGGCGGAGAAAATATTCTAGGTAATGCTTCATTAACTAGAACATCAGGAACTAGTGGCGGAACAACTAGTTTTTTAGGATTTTCTTTAAGTGGAGGTGTTGGTGGGGGAGGTACTACAAAAAATGGTGGTGGTCAGGGAGGAGAAGTCACCGTAAACTATAATTGGCCTAATACTGGAACTTCTATAAGTTCGGCAAATGGAAATCGTGGATCGTTGTCTACTGGTGGTATTGGTGCATATATTGGTTCTGTTAAACAAGACGGTGGAAATGGATCTAGTGGATTTAACACATATACCTCTACATCTACTCACTTTTTTAACAATCAAGATGTTGCTGTTGGTGGAGTTCCAGCAAAAAGTCATAGTTTTGTATCAACTTCTGCTGATATTATTCTGTCTTATCAGAATCCAGGTGCAAGTTCAGTTGGCAAAGTATTAACACCATCAAATGGAAAATATTATAGTCTAACCTTTGCTGCTCCTTACGCAAATAATCTTTGGACCTTCTCGATTACCACAACTGGACTATTTGCTGCTGGTGGCGGATCAGGTGGGCGTTACTATAGTTTGAATGGAACTAACAATAAAGACGCAGGTGGAATCGATATTTGGTTTCAAACCTCTGTTGATTCAGGGGACTCATATGGCAGTAATAGTTATATTCGTGATTTTACTATTACAACTACAGGTCTTAAACCAGGTGCTACGGGTAGAGGTGGTGGAGGAGCTGCTGTTGTTTATGGTAGCATATCTTACGAAACATTAGAAGAAACAACAAATTATCTTCCAGGATCATTAACTTCGGCAGTTATTGGCACTGCAGGAATTGGAGGTGGAACTACTGGTGGTTGTGCTGATGGATTAAAAGGAAAAATTACAGTAGTTCAAACTATTTTTCCCCAAGTTTATCTTAGTAGTAATATATATCTATGTACACCAACAAGTCCAAGTGCTATATTAAGTTGGATAACAGCGGGTGATGCTGATGCTATTAGATGGCCAACGAATGGCGACATTACTAACGGTAATTTGGAAAGTAATTCCACTGTTACTCCTACAGTCACAACAACATATACAGCTGAAGCATACAATACCTCAAATTCTGATTTAGTTTCATTTAATCCAGAAGCATCAGTAACAATAGTTGTAATTTCAGCACCATCTATTGGAAAATTTCAAGTTCCTGATCAAATTGACTATGGTTCTAACGCTTTTAATGTGATATATGAAACAGAATATGCTAATACAAATCTAAAACTTGAATTTTTTAATGCTGGATATACCGCTGGTCCCAATAGTGGATCTTCATTTTTGCAACAAACTGTTGTTTTAACAACAGCAGGTTCTGCAGAAACTGGCAATGAAAATATAGATGCAGATGGAACTATTTCATATTCTCCTCAATGGGATAATTTTGGTCCTAGATCAATTGTTGTTAGATTGACTGCTGAAGGAGATGGTGGAAGTGTGATAGAAGAAGAGACTATTGGTGTTGTTATTGATGAAACTCCAGATAATATAACTATTGATGAAACTGATGATGCTCTAAAAGATCAAGATCCTGTATATACACCAGAAACAGAAGTATTATCTGAGATGTATTACGTTGATGATATCGATATTCCAGTAGAAATTAAATCAAACTATCCTATTAAAGTTGATATCAATAAAGATGATAACTGGACAAAAGTAAGGCAGATTTAAATGACAACTACCACTCAAACGTTTACTTCTAACACTACGTATGCCATTCCCTCGAATGCTGCTGGTGTCACATATACTATTCATGGCGGTAAAGGTGGTCAGGGTGGTCCTGCCAGCACCCGTGTCAATACCAGTGGTGCTGCTGGTGCTAGAGGACAAAAAATATCTGGAACTTTAACTGGCGTTGCTGGTTCAACACTCACATTAACTATGGGTGGCAATGGATCTAGATGTTTTGGAGATTCTGGCGCTAATGGTGGTGGTGGATATTGGAATGGTGGACGTGGTGGTAATAATGGTTCCTACGATAGTGATAGTGGATGGAATGCTGGCGGCGGTGGCGGCGGTGGCGGAGCTACTGCTATTCGTATTGTTAATACTGTATTAGCTGGTGCTGGCGGTGGTGGAGGAGGAGCGTGTATTTGTTTTTCTACCAACGGCGCTCTGGACGCAGGTCAGACATCTTCTACTATTAATACTAGTGGTGGATCTAATGGCGCTAATGGAATGAATTCTGGTGCTGCATGGAATGGAGGCGGCGGCGGCGGTGGAGGAGGATTCCCTGGTGCCACAGTAGGGTATGGTTCAGGTGGATTTGCTTGGGCTGCTGGTAATGATGGTAGTGGATTTGGCGGTGGTGGTGGTGCTGGATTTTATAACACTTCGTATCATCGTAGTGCTTCTACTATACAAACTTCTAGTTCTGATAGTTCTTATGTCA